ACATAGGCCTCACTATAGCCCATAACTCTAGCTGCCTTAGCAAATCCAGTGTTATATGCGTTATAATTCTGTGTAGTGGCCATAAATCTAAGTCTATATTGGAATGCGCCGAACGCACCGCTTACATTAGATATCCAGTTATCCTCTGAAGATTTTCTAACTGATTTAACTACTTGTGTACCTAAGTCAGTTACTAGACTATCAAGTATCTTCTTGCATTCACCTTTCATAAGATTGATGTTATGCGTGAAGTTTAACTGTCCCAGTGGTTTATTGCCTTGAACTTTAGCATCATTGGCGCCTTGTATAAATGAAGAGCCTACATACTTATTGGCATTTGAGGCCATAGATTCCGAAGCAAGATGTAATGTAAGTTCTATTTCCTTGCCATCGAATTTAGATAGTGGTTTACCTTTACCTAAATGTATTCTTATTGAACGGATAACGTCAGCTCTTAGAGATTCATACTGTTGTAGTAGTAACCTACTGGTGTTCTGTACCTTATCCTGCTGTAATGCTTCAAGAGAATTCTTTGTCTTAGCTGCAGGTTTTGTTCCGTGCTGGTTGGTGGGTTGATTTTTATTAGCACCAGCATTATTTGCTGCTGTTACTCCAGCGTCGGCTATAGCTTGGGATGCTTGAACTGCAGTAGGTATAGTAATCATATTAAAGTACAATCTACCTTCTTCTTCTGGAGTAACAGGGTCATAACCAAGTAATGTTCTTGCTTGTTCATGAGTTATCATATTCTGAGTGAATAACTGAGTAATATGATTCTGTTCTGCCATCTTAGCTTGAAGGTCTATCTCTCTAAATATAAATTCTACCTTGTTCTTTTCATCAGCCATTATATCGAAGCCACCCTCTAGTAACAATTCATATATAATGTACGAATTGATATATAGAGCCGTGACTCTTTGATATGCTTTGATACGGTCTTTAAACATCTGGTCTAAGTTATCTGATGTAGATTTATTAGATGTATCTCCTTCGCCCATAAGTGTTGGGGATACTCCAAGACCTGTAAATACTCTATTCTTCATGTATTTTAAAAGAGGTGTTAGGTCCATCGTCTTCATATCTACTGCAGTGATGCTATGACGTTCAGGGAGCACTATGCCACCATCCATCGTTAACTCACCAAGTAAAGTTCTAACTAATTCTATTTCCTCATCAGTTGCTTGGAATCCTTCTCTTTCTAGACCTACTTTGTATACCATCAATGGGAATGCTGTCTTGTAGGCGACTCTATCTGCTAGTTCCTCAAGTTGTCTAAGCATCTTGACATCATCTAGCACTTGCCATAAATATGGGGAACCGTATGCCCTACCTACTTGTTTATCTGTTGTTACATGTATTATATCTTCAGGATTGATTTCTATAAACTTTGCACCATTTGTTGGTGTCTGTTTATATTTCTTTACCGCACCAGTTACATCTCTAGCTATAGTCATAGTTGATATAGGAAGTAGATAATACCCAGCTACAGTCTTATTTGAAAGTAGCGGCTTAACTGTAATACCTTGTGGGTATGAATAGCCTCCAGCTGCTCTCGCCTTATATATGAATACATTATGATACTTCAGAAGTTCTTCTGCTATATCTAATAGAAATTCTCCCATTGGTTTCTGTGTTGCTATTTCAATTGCTGTCAAACGCTGTTTGATATATTGTACTGCTGCAGGATTCTTACCCACTATGTCATATCCAGATTTAAACATAAAGTCTACTTGTTTATCTATGGCTGTGCGTATATAGGAATCTGTCAGATACGCTTTCTCTATATTTGCAAAATCAAATCCTGTCGGACCTTCGTAAGACGGTCGGCTACCAGTTGTTCCACCAAATGCGTAACCTATCTTCTTAATTATACCTAGTGCTTTAGTAGCAGCAGCGTTAGCTTCAGTTAATCTCTCTGGAGCTCTGGTTGCTGTAAATTCAACGATAGGTCTTTCATCTTGGACTTGTACTTGCTCAAACAAGGCGTTGGATAGAAACTGTACAACTTTCCAGTCTTTTACTGCCACCCTTCACACCTCACTTATAATATAATCTGTACATCCTTCACTGTAGGATTGAGCTTAATCATTATAGAGCCAGTTGATGCAGGTGACAGTAGCTTCATTTCAGGGTAAGTACCCCAATATTCTACAAATGAACCGCATGCTACATAATGTCTTACTGTAGGCTCTACAATGGCTTTCTCATCATTTATCGTATATATAATGTCTTGGTCATACAACTTAGCATGAGTATGTCCAGACAAGTAAATATCTGCTTGTGCAACTTTATTAAGCTGTCTTATAGCTGTTATTTTACCAGTAGGTGATGTACCATTAGATACACCATGATGTGCAAAGATATGATATTTCTGTGTGCCAACTTGTAGTGATAAATAACCTTGATAACCGAAATAAGGCACACCAAGCTCGTCTGCTATAATCTCTGCGGGGTTTAACTTAACAGCGTATGATATTCTCATCTCATGATTACCAGTTAACATACCAAGTATCTTACCTTGTTTAGCTAATGGCACTAATGCTTTACCTAAGAGTTTCATCTGGTCCTTGATGTCGAAGTCTTCTTCATATAATCCAAGTCCAACACTGGTCTTAGTGGCAGTCTCTGTTTGGTCACCTAGTAGAATTGTATAACAGTCTGGTGTGTCACTAATGAATTTTAGTACTTGTTCAAATTTGTCGATGTTACATCCCTTATTGCCTAGATGTATATCTGATATAGGAATAATTGTTATTGGTTTGTCTCCAAGCTTTCTAACTAATACTGTCTTAGTTATATTTGCTTCAGTTCTGTTAATCGCTCTAAACTTATCGAAAAGATTTGCTCCTTCGTCAACAAGTAATATAGGATTAACCTTATTTACTGCAGTCTCAATTTTCTTACTGATTAGACCTTCTATCTGTTCTTTAAGACTCAATTACGAGGCCCCCCTTTAAAAAGCTTTATATACGCTCCTAGCCATGTGCTTATCATTTATTTGCCCTATAGATAATATCGTTTTATAGATATCTGATTGCATCATGTTCTTCAATGATAATAAGGAATCTTCATAGTTGGTGGTAATCTGTTGTAACCCAGATAGTAATAATTTCATAGGGCCAGCAACTGATTGACCTGCTGTGGAATATGATAAACTTATCAAGCCAGGTACGCCTACATCAAGAAATGCACGTATACACTTTATGGTATTCTTAGTTATAACATCCTTCACATTCTTTGGGAGTGTGTTCTTTTGGTTTAGTTTCGCATTAGTTACTGTTTTGCAAAGCTCTCTGAAAGACGAATATACTATTACCTTAAGATAAGAATTTACTAGGCCTGTTACTTTTATTATGTCACTAACTGTCTCAGTCACTATCCTATCTAGCATTAAATTCGCTTCTGGTGATATAATATCAGATATTGTTAGGAGAATATTATCAAGGCCTGCTATCGTATCATCCAATGTTCTCGATATATTCTTTCTGTAATATATGGTGTTCTCAACTTGGTCAAGTTGTCTTTGTATAATTTCTGCAAGGTCGAGGTCTTCAACTTTCGCATCATCGAAATCATCAAGTAACTTCATATAATCTTCTATGTCAAGTAACTCTACAGTCTTTATTTCATTGAGGTCTATAGTATCTATATCTTCATTAGAGTCGATGCGATATATAAATGTATCAGAGATTATCATATCTATATTACTAATAGAATCTTCCACAATATCTATATATGGATAAAGTTCTGCAACGAGATTCCCATTAATACCAGAGTGATATTCGTCCCACATATCAACGATGAGTTGGAATTCTGGGTTATCTACAATTTGTTTATACAAGTCAAATGTTAGATATCCGTCGTTTATTAGCTTAGATGAATCTTGGAAGTTAGTAAGTTTACTGCTAGTTAATTCGTCTAGCAACTCTTTATTGAAAGGTATTGATATATTACGTAGTCTTAGGTTAGCCGTATTCCTCACTGCAGTTAATGAAGTCTTTGTTCCTGCTAGTTTAGTTAAAGCCTGTGAGACAGTGTGTCTCAGATAAGGCTTAACTGCTTCGAAATGTGTAGCTGGAAGGTTATCTATGGCATTAATATCAGCTAGGACATATTTTAGCTCTGGCCTGTATTCAAATATATTAGCCATATATTGTCTCCTTCTAATACTTTATTATACCACATATAGTGTGATTTGTCAAGTAATATTTAACTTATTGCCTTGCCTTTTACAGTAACATTGCCGCCAGCAACCACTGTTAAATCCATTATTACTGCATCTAATCCTGATATATCAAATTGCCATAACTCGTCTGTTCCTGCTGTACTATTAGCTACTGCTAAGCCGTTAAGATTTACACCAGATAATACTCTTAGTGCTCCACTTTGTCCCTTAGCATAAAAGGTAACAGTTCTACTGGCAGATGTTCCGTATATCTCTACCATTAATGTCTTATATACGCCGACTTCAAATGCTACTCCATTGCCTATAACATCTTTAGCATCTTGGAAAGTATGTAAAGCTATACCATATGGTTTGTAGCTATCTGTTCCGACATCATAATATTGCTGTGGTAGTACGAATCCACCAGAGTCTCTTAATAATGCCTTGGTATTATATGCCATGTGCCTTACCTCCTTATATATAAGTTATTTAAAAAGCAGGCGGAAGGAAGGGGGGCCTCCCGCCCAAATGAAGAGGAGGGGGAAAAGATGTGCCATACCTAAGTATGGCGAGGAAGTAATAGCTTATCAGAGAGGGTGATGATGAGCTGTGTGTGCCGGCCATCCGCTTGGACACGGCACGCACCCCTTACTCAGTTACCATGAACCTCGTTTATGTTCTTTAAATAAGTTTGTTCCCCTAGTTGCCCATCCAAATGACCTAGGATTCTTCTTGTCGCCAGGTTTACTACCTAATTCAACTTTCTTCATTGGTGGAGAACCAGGTTCATCCCACTGTAAGTAATCTTTCTCTTTGGAATCTTCATCTGCATTAACAATCTCAGCTAATACATTACGGGCCTTAGTCTGTATTGAAAAGAATTTTGTAGCTGGCTTAAAGTCAATCAGTGTAGCTGCTATGTTCGGAAACTTTTCAATGAATCCTAATATTGCAAGCATCATACAGTCTATCGTATGCTCATCTTCATTAGTGAAGACAGGTATACCATTCTGCGTCTTCTTTAACATCCTGTAGTTTTCAAGCTGACGGATAATCATTTCATCATACTCAGAGATTACCATCCTATCACGCTCAAACAGGATAACTAATTGGTTAACCATGAATGGTTTAATAGGCTTATTCTCAGTAATCTTCGTCCATGGGTCTATAATTTCCTTACTACTTGAGAACGCAACACCATGTACTTTCTTGTGTATGCCAGTTTCTGGATGCTCCATACCATATTTACGAAGTGTTTCTACTTGGTATTCACCATATCCACGGTCTACATAGATAGCTTGTGGGTGATATATATCATTTAACTCTATTATCTTCTTAACACCATTATCTAGTGTGAATTCACCTTTAGGTATTTCTATTCTACACAGGATTCTAAACATCCCTGGGATACCTTGACCATTCACAATATTTTCATCATACTCTATGACAACTATCTGTGAAGCATCTCCGTATTTGTCCCAGTCAACGCCTATAACCCTCGTAGCTCTATAATCTGGATTCTCAATGTAGAAATAAGGCTTTCTTGCACGGTCTATGAACTCCTTGCGGAATACACCTACTGTTTCTTCACCGAATTCTGCCAGAACCTCATGCATATAACCCTGTTCGGTTAGTATACCTCTAAAGTCAGTCTCCATCTGTGGTCCCCAGTCTGGGTTAACCATTGACGGATAGTAGAATTCGTGCCATCCTAATTTCTTTATAGTACAAGTTTTCCAGAACATACCTCTACGACCATTAGGTGTAGATGATATCCATACTCCTATCTTTGGATTGGCTGCTGCAACTGTAACAACTGTTTCAAAATCAGCATCTGACATATAGTCAACCTCATCCATGTATACCCAGTCACCAGCCTGACCACGAACGCTACCAGCTCCAGCACCAGATTTGGTACCAGCTGTAAAGCCTTTAATAATACAGCCATTCTTAAACTTAATTCTATGGTATGGGCTCTTAACCATTTCGGCTACAGAGTTCTGAAGTTCAGGAGAATTCTCTATGAATTTCTTTAACATGTCGAATATCATTGTTACCTGTGAGTCATATGGTGTAACTATAATTTGTGGTCTATGTTCATGAGTGAATGCGTACCATAATATATGAACACACATTGTGAACGTCTTAC